TTAAACGTAACTTCCACAATTCCATCCGCTGTCACTTCCACTGATTCAATTTTCGCCTTGTGGTAAGTCGAGCCAATTTTGTACTTAGCATAGGCAACCGTCCGCTTCGTGTAATCACGGTAGCCCTGGATTGCCTTGCTTGTAAGTAACTTCATGTGCATACCTCCTTGTCTATATCTCAAAGGCGTTTCCGCAAAGAGGATACCTAATCTGGTAACTCTCTGTTTTCACCTCTGGAATCACTGAATCTCCTGATTCTTTTGCGCCGGTTGATACTTTCGGAACCGTACCGGCTTCCTTCTCTCCAGCAAGAGAATATTCAACTTCGGTTCCTTTACCGCTTGCTTCAATATCCGTAACTGCCTTTTTCTGAATCAGTCCGGTACTGACCTGCGGTTTGGTTCCAGCAACCTCATTCTGATATTTGAATCCGGATAACTTAGCTGCAACCTCCGTTTCATTCATGGCGTATACCGCCTGGAATCTTGTTTTCGGATGCGATCCCGCTGCCATGTTTTCGCTCGCTTCTGGATAATTTACCTGGTATCCGGCAGCATATATTTCAGCCTCAACCGCTCCCTCCGCAACTTTCAGACCGGTGCTTGTTTTCGGATACTGTCCGGCTTCCCCGGAGTTCCCGGCCATGGTCGTTATCCTCTTATACGGGTATGTTTCCGGTGATAACTCAACACCTGCATCCATGAGCCGTAGCCCAGTGCTTACGCCAGGAACCGTACCGCAGATTGGATATCGGCTCTCATATCGTTCTACATTTCCACAGAGTTCAATGTGCGCCACAGCCGTAAAGCGGAGTGTGAACGCCACATGAGACTGCTTGATTGTCTTTATCTTCTTAATCGCCGCCGTTACATCAACAGCATTGTTCCCGGATTCCAGCTTAATTGTAAAGGTATTCACCGGTCCGGATTCATCATCTACATGGGCTTTTCTGCCGGTGATATTTTCCATGATAACTTCCATCCGGTAAGGATTCATGGGGGAGCGTTCATCACGCTTCTGGTAAATGAACCGCCTGCGCTCTTCGTAACCGAGTTCTTCCCTTACCGGAAGTCCGTATTTCTGTTCATGGTATCTCAGCCCCCAGGTTGCCGTCTCCGGAAACGCCTGGTACGGAAGTTCTTCGATTTTCTCCCTGGCTTCTCCCATCTCCAGGCCCATGACCTGAAATAGCCACTTCCCCACATAGGAATTATCATAGAAGCCATTTGAAACTGTTTCGAGCATCCTCTTTCCAGTCTCGCTTGAAGGGAAATTCTCCAAATTCATAACAATCCCCCTCTCTACTCGAACAGCACTTCATTGGTTCCGGGGTATTCATCCTGGTCGAGAGAGAGATTCTTTTCCTCCCCATTCAGCTTCAAATCCTCGAAGTCAAGAACCCCTGGCAGATTCGTAAGAATCGCATGGATTTTATTGTACCTGACAATGTTCCCTGCTTTCGCTTCCGTGTAATATTTCATCACGGCTGTTTTGAAATCCTCGATTATCTGCTCCATATTGGTGCTGCTGTCATAAGACAGCTTCGTGCAGGAATAACTAATCAGCTTTGTATCAGCCGCCACAACCGTCAAATTAGCACTTCCAGTAGGCATCAGCCGCTTTTCCCGGTCATTCGGAGATATGATGTGATCGTACACTGCCTGCACCAGCTTATCATTTGCTGGCCTGCCATTGGAATCCACCAGAACCAGTTTTACCGTACCCGGCCCGTTCCAGGTGGGAACCACGATACAATCCCCGATTCCGGTCACTTCTTTGGACCATCTTTTATAATCTGCATCATTTCCGATAAAGGAGGCCCCCTCGGATTCATACTTTTCCATGATTCGTTCGAGAAGGGCTTTGTCTTCCTCTTCATTCGTACCTCCGGTAATATCGTCTTCGTTGTACAGTTTGGTGATTCCCTCTATCGGTTTTGACATGAGATTTACCGTTCCGGCTTTTGTGTTGGAGCCGATTCCGCCATACAACGCTGTCACAGAAACCGTAACCTTGCCTTCTGCCGGTATTGTCACCTCATCATCCAGCCTGTACTCAATAGATGAACCAACATCGGTTGCTGGCGTACAAACAATAAAACCAGCAGCAATCCTGGTTTGCGGTATTCCTTCGATTGTCACATATCCACTTGCCGGATTTGCTTCTTTCCTGACAACTCCCTTCTGTTTCCCGTGAAGGTCCAGCCACTCCCCCCACGACCACATAGGGAACATGAGCATAATCGTCCTGACGAGATGAAACTGTATCAATTCGGACTTTTCCAGAGCCGTTGGCATTGTGAAGTCGTATGGAAAGCCGCCGGGCATATCATCAATATCTGCCGGGAGACTGGTCATCATCCTTTCCTGGATATCTTCCGGATTGCTGTCCGAGACAAATTCTGGCGGAACAAAATCTGGTATCTCAAATGCCATCTAACTCACCTCCTGCTCGATTTTTCACTTTTTCCTATGGTTACTGCCAAAGGGAACTCTTCCCAATCAATACCCTTTACCTTGAAACTGCAATGCAGTTCATCGCCGTTCCAGGTAAAGGAAAATCCCCGCACATATTCTGTACGAGGATTGACGAGCAGTGCTTCCGTTATGGTTCTTTCCACTGCGGATTCCACTGCACCATTGCTTTTCTCTTTTAATGCGGATTCCATTTCAGTGCCTATGGAATCCGGATAAGCCATGCAGGTGTAGCGTTCTGTCAATGCATTCTTTACGCACCACACCCGGTATGCTTCTCTTCCGTCACATGCCACCAACTGATTTGCACCAGTTCTGACAAAATCTCCTTTTTCCAAATCCCAAGCTACACTCGGTTTATACTTTTCATCGTACCGCTCTGACTCTTCTATCAATTCCGGAACTTCAACTACCGGAAACAAGGCGTTTTCACTCATGCTGCACCTCCCTATATCGAACTTGCAGGAACAATCACATCAATGACTGTAGCATCGTTCTGAATCCAGGCAACTAAAACTCTGTCTCCTGGCTTAATTGCCGGAACTGGTACACCGTGGCTATGTGCGCCATTTCCTGAGTTATGGCCTCCATGCTCTCCCCCGGTGGTTCCTAAAACAAGACCTCCCACATGCCTGCAAACAGTGTAGTCAGAACGTGGGATAGGAACCGGAAACGTATTCGTCTTCAGGCTGTAATCTGCTTCAATGCTTCCAAAATCCAGGATAAGCGGAGAAGCATTCTGCTTTGCCATTCTATCAGACAGGATTTTCCCCAGCTTGCTTGTGCCTGGGTTTCCTTGATACGGCATGTGTTCCACCTTCTTTCTATTCAAATGTTCCGTCATCAACCCAACCGTATACATTACTTCCGCTGTCCGTGTGAATGAGATGCCACGGGTGCGCTTTTCCGGAACCGTTTTTAATTGTTATCTTGGCTTTTCCTGCCCGTGCGTTGTATCCCTGGGAACCAGGATAGCTTGATACATAATGTGTACCGCCCTTGAAATTCACAACGTCTCCCACGTTGTATGATTTTTTAGTGGTCTGGTTATTCTTAACTGTCTGTGTAACCGCTTTTTTCAGGTCCATCGTCATTGATCCGGTATCTGCATCATGGCGAATCCCTTTCACAAAATAATAGTCTTTCAGGGTTCCTACCGTAACGTGGACCAAATCTCCTTTCCGGATAAAAGGAATGTCCGGAGCCTGGACCGTAATTTCTTCTTTCACCTGACCTTTTTCGTCAATGATGTCTTGTGCTGCCGATTGAGCATCACTTACGCTGTCATCTTTGCCACGGACGTATATCTTTTGGCGGATTCCATACTTTGTAAGCCCGTTCACAAGTGCTTCCACGCTGGAACGCCCATCGTCATCTTCTTGCCCGATTACCTTAACCCTGGTTATCATTCCACTGGTACTCATTTTGTGGGATGCCATCTTTGTATTGTCTGCCTCAAAATGGTAGACCGTCTTGTTACTTCCCCATTCCAGGACGCTTACTTTTCCTTTTGCCGCACGGATCATAGCTTCCCCGCCGCCCTTTTTCTTCGCATCATCCAAGATATTCAGCAACACCTCTGAGAGCATTTCCGTCTTGTATGCTAACTTTCCATGTGTTACATCTGGCCCCTGGTACTTCTCCATAGGAATTTGCCAGTCATCAAATATCTTGGTAATCGCTAACTTCGTTCCGATTCCGGAAGAATAGTAAATGTAGTCTTGGCTTTCCTGCAAATTATACAGTTCGTCATAGCACACAACATCGAACTTATCCTTGCTTCCGGATACTGTTGGTTTCCATTCAGTGATATATCCTCTTGCAACTTCCTCATTGGTAGAGCCGTGTTCAGCGAAAATACCGACCAAACATCCCGGTTTTGCCAGAGATGATATGAGGCCGGCACTTGTTTTTTCATTCTTGGCTGTGAAGGAAATTCTGACAGCTAATTCACCGTCATTCTCCTCCCACCCCAGGTTTTCTACAAAATCTTTGATGTTATATTGCTTTTTATTTTCGGTCATAATCGTAAGGCGGTACTTAATTTTTGATACATCAATCATCTTGCACCTCCTACGGAATAGTGAATACGGTTCCCGGATATATCCACCATCCATTATTACTGTTCGCTTTCCCGTATTTTCTTGCCGTAGATTCTATGACTGTCTGGTTAGCATCGTAAATCTTTTTCCAGTCAGAGCCACTTCCTCCATAAAACTTTCTGGCAATCGCCCACAGGTTATCTCCGCTTACAACTGTATAGGACCGGCTCGATGAAGGTGCCGGTGTCGGTCTGGGAACCGTTTTCTTTACAAAGGCAGCAATCTTCAATTCTGATGTGGTGTATACCTTCAGTTCTTTGTTGATAACAAAGGAGATTGAATACTCTATGTTCCCATAGGCTCCGACTTCATCCGGTTCAAATTCACTGATCGTAACATCATAGTTTATGGTTGTGCCTGTCACCAGAAGCCGGAGTACCGTTCCGTTTTTCATCCATCTCCGCAATGTGTTTATGCACTGCGATGGTGCTGTCCACTCACGAATCATGACTTCTCTTCTTTTGGATTTTCCGTAAAAGATTCCATCCCAGGAAATCGTATCAGCTTCCAGACCTTTCGGTATTTTTACAGTTCCCTTCCCAATAATTTCATAGGTCTGATATCTGGTTCCGAACTTCGTCTTAATTTTCTCCGGCAGAGCCGGAAACGTAAAGTCAGAACTTTTATTCGCAACTTCGCTCAAATATATATCCATGCCTTACGCCTCCCTTACCGGCATATTTGAGAACACCATCTCTAGTCTCTCTGCCAATTCTCCACCTATTTCATCTGCCAACTCTTTCATGTTGGCTTTAATGATCCTGATAATATCCTCTTCCTTCCCGCTGCTTCCGTTTACCTGGAATGTCGGGTTGACTTGCACTGTTACATTAACTTCAGTGCTTCTTTCTTCCTTATCTTCCCTGGCTAATACGGAAACCGGTTCGTTCTGAGGTATGTCTTCAATATCACCCTCTGATAACTCATTATTGCCCCGTGGTGCCTTTGAAAGTGTTTCGTTGATATAGTTTAAGTCCTCATTGTTTTGGAGCGGATTTGGGCTATATCTTGGATTTCCAACCACACCTCCTTCAGCATACTTCTTTACGCCAAGCAGCTCCCCGGCTTTTTCCCACAGGCTAAGTCCTCTGTTTCTCCTCTTGCTTCC